CTCAAAAAGGTCATAAAGCAATTGGCAGAAGACAAGCATGGAAAATACTAAGTGAAGCAGGTGAAGTATTTGGACTTGAACGAATTGGTGCACATACATTACGAAAGACATACGGATACATAATATATATCAAATCAGGTAAAGATCCGGTTGCGGTTAAAGAAGCACTCAATGTGAGTTCAATTGATACTGCTTTAAGATATATTGGCATCATGAAGGACCAATCAACAACCATAATGAACGAAATGAGATTGCTGTCATAAACGGCAATCGTTTTTATTTGGATAAGAAATGTCCCAAAAATTGCACGTGTGTCATTTACTATCAATAATCTAGTGCATTATAAGAAGAAACTTTTCAAATAAAATGTCACAGAATAGTCCGCTCTGTCGCATTTATATCAAAAAAGACAACCACGATATAACCCAGAATCCACGGGTCCTTTGGGGAGTTCAAATTAAGGTGCGGGTCTAAAGACGCCCGGACTTTCTCTAGTTACAGAAATTTTTAGGATGCCATTTCCGTTTCAGAAAACTGCCGAAATGAGGTGATTATTTGGCAAGTACAGGAGTTGAACAAGCAGATGCAATTGTGGTACCAGTTAAAGTTCTTGAAAAAGCATTTGGTATTAAAGAAAGGCGAGTACGTCAATTAGCAAATGAAGGCATCTTGGTCAAATCTGGTCATGGCAGATACAACTTCATTGAGTCGGTTTCAAATTACATTACGCATTTAAAAGCGAATGTTGAGATCAAAAGCAATGATGAAGATTCAGAGATCAGTTATGACGATGAGCATGCGCTGCACGAAAGAGCAAAACGTGAAAAGGCAGAAATGGAACTCCAGGTTATGAAAGGGGAGCTTCATGAAGCTCATATTGTAGAACATGTAATGTCGGATATGCTCACAAACTTTAGAGCGAGAATTTTATCCATGCCGGCAAAGCTTGCGCCAGTTCTAGAAATTGAAAATGAAGTTACAGTCATTCAGTCAACAATCCGCTCAGCGTGTCTTGAAGCTTTAGCTGAACTGCATGACTATGATCCCGAAGAATTCTATAGTGACAATCATATTGATATAGTCGACGATGGTGATGAAAATGACAGTCATGCTGAAAACACTCAAACTATTTAAGAAGTTTACAGAATATATTGCACCGCCTCCAGAGGTAACCGTTTCAGAGTGGGCTGATGAAAATAGAGTACTATCTAAAGAGTCATCTGCAGAAGCTGGTAAGTTTCGAACGGATCGGGCACCATACCAACGTGAAATTATGGATTCAACAAATGATGATACTGTAGAAACTATTATTGTTATGACCAGTGCTCAGATCGGTAAGACTGAAATGCTGAATAATATTGTTGGTTACTCAATTGATTATGATCCCTGTCCGATTATGGTTGTTATGCCTACTGAGGCACTGGCTAAAACATGGAGTAAGAGAAGACTCACACCAATGCTTAGAGATACACCTTGTCTAAGAGGAAAAGTTGGAGATTCTAAATCACGTGATGGTGACAATACCATGCTGGAAAAATCATTTCCGGGTGGATATATTGCCATGGTTGGAGCTAATTCACCTGTTGGTTTATCTTCAAGACCGATTCGAAAAGTTATTGCAGATGAGGTGGATCGTTTCCCACTCACGGCGGGTATTGAAGGAGATCCGATATCACTTGCTGAGAAAAGAACAAAATCGTTTTGGAATAGAAAAAAGATTTATGTTTCGACGCCTACTGAGAAAGGCATTTCAAGAATTGAAGGTGAGTACGACGAATCATCAAAAGAACAGTGGTGTGTCCCTTGTCCGGTGTGTGGAAAGTATCAGCCTTATGAATGGGCTCGAATAAAAATTAAAACAGCTGCCATGGAGTGTAAGTATTGTTGTGAAGAGTTCCAAGAACAATACTGGAAGCGTGGCAAGGGGAAATGGGTTTCAAGAAATCCGAAAGTGAAAAACAAACGTGGATTTCATTTAAACGCACTTGCCAGTCCTTGGGAGCGTTGGCCTGTCATAATTGAAGAATTCTTGAGTGCGAAAAGAAAAGGTAAAGAAACACTCAAAACATGGGTGAATACGTATCTTGGAGAAGCTTGGGCAGATGAAGATGGTGAAGTTGTAGAACCTAAACGACTTCTTAATAGGCGAGAACTATACGGATCAGAGCTCGCAGATGGTGTTTTACTGCTTACAGCTGGTGTTGATGTTCAGGTTAACCGTTTAGAATTCGAAATTGTTGGTTGGGGGAGAGATAAAGAATCGTGGGGAATATACTACGGTAAAATCTTTGGAGATCCTAAACAACCTAGAGTTTGGGATGAACTAGATAAATGGCTTCTTAAAAACTATGAACTGCCAAATGGGAAACGGATACCTATATCAATCAGTTGTGTCGATTCTGGTTACTTGGCTGATGAAGTGTATAAATATTGTAAGCCACGTGAACATAAAAAGATATTTGCGATCAAAGGAAAAGGGGGCTTCGACATTGCATACGTAGGGAATTATTCTCGAAGCAATAGAGTTGAAGCAGCACTTTTCACAATTGGTGTTGATAATGGAAAAGACACAATGCTTTCAAGGCTGAAACTCAAAAGGTCTGAGGAGGATGGTTCATTTCCACCTGGCTATTGTCACTTTCCACTTGATGATGCAGATTATACGCATCAATATGATAAAGAATATTTTGACGGTCTATGTTCTGAGAAACGAGTTATCAAATACAAAAATGGCTCAGCTAAATTTGTATGGATTAAAACTGAAACAAGAAATGAACCATGGGATTTGCGAAACTATGCCACTGCAGCTCTAGAAATTCTAAATCCTAATTTTGAAGCTGTAGCTGCTAGTTTAGAGCGCCTTGCGACTGTAGGAACTGAAACAAAGAAAAAGAGTAAGAAAAAGAAAAAACGAGTGCACTCAAGCGGGATCTAGAAATAGGTCTTTTTTTATTGGAGGTGAAACATGGCAAGTGTAAGTTTAAGCACTGCAATAGAAATGCGTGATGCTTGGATAAATGCTGAAAAAAGCGTCATGAAAGGTCAGTCTATTTCTATTCAAGGTCGAGAAGTTAGACGTGCTGATTTGAGTGAAATAAGACAAGCTATTCAGTATTGGTCGAAAATTGCAAGACAACTTGACCGTAAAAGAAGAGGAAAAGGCACAATGCGAATAAGCAGTATTGTTCCTATGGATAGGTGATCGTATGAATCTTATGGATAAGGCAATTGCATACGTAAGTCCACAAGCTGGAATTAAACGTGCATTTGCAAGAAAAACGGTTGAATCACTTAATTCAGGATACTCTCATTACGGCGCATCAGACTCTAAGAAGTCAGTGGTCAGTTGGGACAGCGAATCTCTTAGTTCTGATGAAGATATTAATGAGAATATCGAAAGCCTTAGAGAACGCTCAAGAGATTTATATTATGGTGCACCTATAGCCACCAGTGCAATCAAAACTGTACGAACAAATGTGGTGGGATCAGGACTCAAGTGCAAACCCAAAATCAATTATAAGTATTTAGGGATGAGCGAAGAGCAAGCTCGAGAATGGGAAGATAAAACGGAATTTGAATTTAAACTATGGGCCGAAAGTGTCCACTGTGATGCACAAAGGCAAAACAACCTGTATGAGCTTCAGCAATTGGCATTTATGTCTTGGCTTATGAATGGTGAAACACTAGCCGTTCTTCCAATGATCAAACGGATACAACTTCCATATGATCTTCGTGTCATGCTGATAGAATCTGACAGGCTTGTAACACCACCTGGAATGCTTAAAGATAATGTGAGTGCTGGTATTGAAACTGGTTCATATGGTGAAATAATTGCTTATCACATTGCGAACAAACACCCTAAGGGTAAAAATTCTTTTGATGTGAAGTACAAGCGCATTGAAAAGTATGGTAAGAAATCTGGACGTATAAACATTCTTCATCTTATGGAAAGTGAACGAATTGGACAGACGAGAGGCATACCGTTTCTTGCTCCGATTATTATTCCATTAAAACAATTAGCTAGGTATACAGAGGCTGAAATTGATGCTGCTGTTGTATCTAGTTTTTTTACGGTCTTTATTGAGAACAAAACAGTTCAGGAGTCAGGTGCGTTTGGTCAATCGGATGGTGTTTATACAAATGATGATGATGACACCGAGGAAGACGATGAGCCTGTAAACCTAAAGTTAGGACCTGCATCGGTTATTGAACTTGAAGAAGGTCAAAGTGTTAAAGAAGCCAATCCAAGTCGAGCGAATAACGGATTTGATTCGTTTGTAGATGCAGTGTGTACACAAATGGGAGCTGCACTTGAAATACCAAAAGATGTTCTTCTTAAAACATTTAATAGATCATATTCAGCGTCAAGAGCTGCAATGCTTGAAGCTTGGAAGATGTACAAGATGAGAAGAAACTGGCTTGCAAATGATTTCTGTCAGCCAATTTATGCAGAATTCTTATTTGAAGCAATTGCAAAAGGTCGTATTACTGCACCCGGTTTTCTGACAGATATGGCTATCAGAAAAGCATATTGTGGAGCTGAGTGGAGTGGGCCGGCGCAGGGACAGATCGATCCATTAAAAGAAGTTGTTGCAGCCGAAAAGAGAGTTAACAATGGATTCTCGACACGAACACAAGAAACATTAGAACTTACAGGTGGTGATTTCAAGACTAATGTTGCTGCTGCGAAGATGGAAAACCAATTGATGATCGAAGCGGGATTAAAGGAGGGAGACAGTGCCAAATAAGTTTTGGGAAATTAAGAATAGCGCAGACAACATCGGTGAGCTATTTATTTATGGAGATCTTGCAGATACGACTTGGTGGGGCGATGAAGTCACACCGAAACAGTTTAACGCAGATCTTGATGGTTTAGGTGCGGTTGATGAACTTCATCTTCGTATAAATTCGTACGGTGGTGATGTGTTTGCAGGCCATGCGATTTACAACAGCATCAAAAATTTCAAACGGAAACATGCCTGTACTGTAAAAGGTATTGTTGACGGTATTGCTGCATCAGCTACATCAGTCGTTTTACAAGCAGCTGATATCAGAATTGTATCTGTAAATGGGATGGTTATGGTTCATGATCCAATGCTTGGATTATGTGGTTATTACAATGAATCAGACCTTCTACAGTATTTAGATGCAATTGGACCGATTAAGGAATCAATTGTAGCAGCCTATCATGATCGATCGGGGGTAGACAAATCTGTTATTGCTGAGACGATGAAAAACGAAACATGGATGACGGCAGAAAAGGCTATTGAACTTGGATATGCAGATGTTATTGATAGTGAAGTAAGCTTGGACCTTCAAATGAAGGGTGATGACACACTTGTGATCAACAATGTTGAGTTTGATAAGAAGCATTTTAAAAATGCTCCATCAAAATTCATGAACATGGCTAAACGACCTGTTAATAAACCAGTAGCAAAAGTAGTTGAACCTAAGAAACCAGAAACATCGAATAATGACGAGGAGGAAATTATGAATATTCAGGATTTGAAAAACAAATACCCTGACCTTTACAAAGAGGTGCACAACTTGGGTTCAACTGAAGAACGAGAAAGAATCAAGAACATTGAAAATATCGCACGTCCAGGTGATGAAAAACTTGTGAACAGTGCAAAGTTTGAAAAACCAGTTAACGCTAGTGAACTTGCTATGCAAATGATTGCTGCTGACAAAGTTGTACAAAATGCAGCTCTTAATCACCTAGAATCAGATGCGGGTGAACTCGGTGATGTTAAGCCTCCAGTTGATTCTATTGAAACAGAGCAGGAAGAAATGGACGCTGACATTGCCAATATGGTCAAGATGATGAATAAAGCGGAATAGGAGGACAAACAATGTATAGCAAATACCAAAATGAAATGGACAATCTGTTTGCAGACAACAAACCAGATGTTATCACGGAGGAAGTTGTTATTGCCTCAGGAGTTGGTGAAGTAAAACGAGGAACACTGTTAGGGAAAATCACTGCATCAGGCAAGTGTATTCCTTGCGATTCTACTGCAGCAGACGGTTCAGAAAAACCGTATAGCATTACAACAGATACTGTAGATGCAACAGCTGCAGATGTTACATCTACAGGTTATATGTCGGGTTCATTCCAAGAAAACAACGTTATCTTCAGTGGTGCAGATGATGCAGATACACACCGTGAAGCGCTTCGCAGTATAAACATCTATTTGAAATAGGAGGTCTAAATGCCTAAGTATACAGAAACGAAAGTGATGCTGCCAATCATCAACCAACGCATTAAACCAGGAACGTTCCTTCTTTCAACTTTCTTTGGAGGTCAGCCTAAGACCCATAAAGCTGAGATCATGGAAATCGACTACAAAGTTGGAAAGCGTAAAATGGCACCATTTGTTTCACCACGTGTTGGTGGCAAAGTGATGGAAAGAGAAGGCTTTGAAACACGTGAAATTAAAGTGCCTAAAGTAGCACCTGAACGACTCACGACAATTGATGATGTGAGTTCTACTGGAATGGGTGAAAATGAGTACTCCACAAAGTCAATGAAACAACGACAGCAAGAAATGCTAGTTGAAGATCTATCAGAGCTAGATGACATGATTGTACGTCGTGAAGAGTGGGAAGTACGTATGTGTGTCCTTGAAAAACATGTACCGATCAAAGGCAAAGGCGTTGATAAAGACGTTAAGTTCGATGATGACGATACGCTTGTACTTTCTGGAACCAATCTATTTAGTGATGCAGAATCTGATCCAATTGCAACATTTAAAGCAGAACAGCGTAAAATTACACAAGCAACTGGAAAAAGACCGCGAATTATTGTGTTCGACTCAGATGCTGGTGATGCATTCCTAAAGAATGTAAAAGTGAATGAAGCGTTTGATAAAAGACGTATTATGCGTGGTGAACTTAAACCAACCATCAAAGATGAAAATGTAACTTTCCTAGGAAAGATTACGGAACTGGCACTTGAGCTTTATGTTTATGATGAATGGTTTATTGATGACGATGATGTTGAAAAACCAATCCTTCCTTCTGGTACAGCGATCATTGGTTCAAAAGGTCTTGGTAAAATGAACTATGGTGCTGTTAAGCAAATGGAAAAAGGCAAGTTTGTAAGCTTTGAATCTAAGCGTGTGCCGAAGTACATTGTCGATGAAGATAATGAAATTACAAAACTTAGACTTTCATCTCGCCCACTTCCAGTACCTGAGAACACGAAATCTTGGCGTGTTCTGAAAGTTCTGTAGGGGGTAGCTCATGAATATTAAAATTATTAAAGGCACAACCAGACATAACGGAAAAGAGTATGGTCCGAATTGTGAAAACGATGTAATCAAACAGATTAAGAAAGTAGAAGGTGATCGATTAATTAGCCTTGGTGTCGCTGTTGATTTCGATGAAATTAAAAGTTCACCAACGCCTGAACCGAAAGCTGACGAGGTTGAGAATAATAGTGAAGCTCCCAGTAATACCGAAGAAGATGACTCAAAAGAAGATGGCGATCCTAAAAAGGATGGAGAGTAGGCGGGAGTCGGCATACCATTACAAAAGGTGATGAGTAAGCGAGGTGTCTATGCTTAGTTTTAAAGAGCAGCTTCTGAAGGATCTCGATGATGTATTTTACAACACTGAGGAATTCGCTGAGCTGAAAAATATTTATGTAGAATCAGGGTGGCATGAAGTAAGGGCCATCATTAATGATCAAATTATGAGTGACAGAAAAAGACCATCAAAAGACCACGCTGAGGGTCTTATTTTATTTGATCTAAAACTGTCATTTCCTGAGATTGATTTGGGCTTTGTTCCAAAACAAGGACGACAACTTGAAATGGATGATGAGATTTTTGACATTGTTTCATCAAGTTCAGAAGCGGGAGAAGTTGTCCTGGAACTTAGTAGGTTGGACGAATGATTGAAATAACTGACAGACAAATCGACAGGGTGAACCTTATCCTTGGCGGCATGGGAAACGGATCTGAAAGTGTCCTTAAAAATGCAATTAACAGAGGTTTATCATCAGTTAGAGTGCAGTCCGTGAGAAGCATCACGAAAATGTATGACATCACGCAAAAGGACATTAAAGCAGACTCGACCATCTACTTGAGAAAAGCAGCTGGTCGAGATCTTGCTGGTCATGTGTCTTTTTCAGGGATGAGAATACCTTTATACAAATTCAATGTAACTCCACGAGAACCAAGTGCTAGGCGCGTGAAAGCATCGGTGCTTAAATCAAGTTCACCAACATCATTTACAGATGCGTT